GTGCGTCGCAACCATTTTGCGACGCACTGTGACGCTCTGACGCTCTGTAGATCTCTTTATTTCTCTCTCTATATATCTCTGAGAGAAGAAAAGGAGCAGTGCGTCAGAGCGTCAGAGCGTCACAACCCCCTTTTTTGTGACGCACTGGATCATAAACCGTGGTTAAACCTGCCAAAACGGGGCAGTGCGCAACACGTGTGACGCTCTGACGCACTGGTTTCATCGAACGGGTTTTCACCCGCCGCTGATGCGGCGGGCTATCGGCCAGACGACCAAAGGAGCACAGCAATGGATGAGATTTTGTTGGAACAGGACGGCGTGACGATCAGCGGGCGTCTGGCCGAAGACGGGCAGTGGGAGGTCACGGTCTCCAGTCATCCGAGCGTGATCGGGCGCGGCAGCACGAAGGAAGAGGCCGCCAAAAACGCCATGCTCCAGCTTTTCGCCTACGGCATGTCGGAACTGGCGAAAGCCAGCGAAGCGATGGGCAATGCCGCGCAGGGGTTAGCCGAGGCCTGGCCGAAGTTCACCGACGGCGCATAGCGCATTTCTTTCAGCGAGTGACAGTGGCGGCCCGGCGGGGCCGCCCATAGGCCAGACGGCCAGAAAGTAAGCGAACATGAACAATTATCTGGAAGACCTCGCGCAATCTCTTCGGCACTGGCGCGACAGCGCAATCACGACAGACACCCTGATTAACCGCGCACTTCCGCTCATCGTCGAATTGCTCGGTCAGCACGACATCGCGGCAGGGCCGGTCATGAGAGAAATGGACGCGCGGCTTAAGGCATTGGAGGCCGCCGCTGAACTGCCGAAGGAGCTTCGGGCGCGGGTGTATGCCCTGAAAGAGCGTGTGGACGCGCTGGAGAGCAATTTCAGGGCGTTGGGTGGCAACTGGGAAGCGACAGACCTGCGCAGCCGCACGACCGTCACCGACGTGAGCATCATCAACGACAACATCGAGGACTTCGGCGCACGCATCGAGTTCCTCGAAAAGCGCGTCGTATGGTTGGCCGAGCGCGCCGACTTGACACCGGAGGAGTGGGACTTCATCGACCGCAGCGGCCAGCGCGACGAGTGCGAGCGCATGGTGCGGCAAGGGAAGCAGCCGGACGAAATCCGCGCGGCGCTCAGTGAAGATGCGGACGGACAGTCCTCCGAAACATCCGGGGAAATCCTGAGCCGCGTCGCCGATGCTCTCTCCAACGCCATGCCCACGATGGCCGAAGCCGCCGAAAACCTGCGCGAGTTCCGTGAGGCGCTCAACGCGCCGCGCAAACCGGAACAGGCCTATGTCGTCATCCCCGCCGCCAGGTTTGTGCGCCTTCAGCGCGCATTTGAGGCTATCGCGCTGCGCATGGTCTCCGGCGAGAACGTGCGTCCAAATGCAATCCTGGCCCAAATCACGGCGCTGCTTGCCCTGCTCGACGACGAAGGCGAGGTGCAATCGTGAGTGAGAACATTCAACTGGACAAGGACAGGATCAAGGCAATGGTCGTGGTGAACCCGTGCGAGTGGGAAGCGGTCATTGAGGTGGACGGAGGGGAAAGACTCTCGGCCCGTGGACACCTTCCAGATTATGCCGAGTCTCGATTGCTTTCCGGGTTGAAAGACAAGCTCATGCAACTGGAGAGGAAAGGCGCTGAGGGCAAGCTCCATAGCAACGACATCGCCACACTGCTATTCCTGCGTGGACTGGTGGTGCAGTCATGACCGTCTTCTACACCCTCACCGAACGCCAGCAGCAGGGCCTCACCGGCGACAAGGTCGACCGCACTACGCGCAAGGCGCTCCATTCGCGCGGTCTCATCACCAGCTGCGACGACTCCGGCTTTCAGCTCGTCACCCTTACGGACGCCGGCCAGTTCGTGCTCTTCGAGCACACGCAGCGCGATAACCGCCTCACGGATTTCAAGCGCGGCGATGCCGTCGTGCATCTCTGGGGCCGCTGGCGCAACGGGCGCTTCATCCCCGGCGCGCGCCGCGCTACCGTCGTCTACCTCACGACCGCGATGGTGTGCATCGAGTACGACAACGAGATGCGCGCCACCCTGCGCCCGGCTTCGCTCGCGCAGCTCGCCGACTTCGAGGCCGCCGGCCTCGGCCACCTGGTGCAATCATGACTGTCAGCGAGCCGACGTGGGATGACTTGACGCCGGTGATGCAAAAAGTGCTGCTGGCGTTGCCCGCAAACAAGCGGTCAGTCTACACGGGCCATTCACGCACTCTGCGCGCCCTGTTGAATTATGGGCTGATTGCCGCGTATACGGGCGTGGGGACGCGCAAGTTGGCTTATGCATCCATCACGGACAAAGGGCTGGCGTTGCGCGCCGGGAAGGAGCGCAAATCATGACCGCGCCGCGCGAATACTGCGTCGCTGTCCGCACGGTTCGCGGCATGCGCTACTACTACGTCCTCGCCTGCAGCCACGCCGAGGCCGAGCAATCGGTCTCGGCCCTCGGCACGGTGCTCGGCGCGCTGCGCGTCACTCAGCCCACCTGGAACGAGGCCGTCCATCTCATGAAAGCCTTTCTGTCCGTGTCCCACCAGACGAGCGAGACGCAACCATGACCCCCCTCCGCACTACCCTTGAGACCCTGCGCGACAGCGCCGACCTGCTGCACAACCAGGTCTTCGAAATGACCGCCGGCATCGAGCAGGCCGAAGACATCGACAGCCGCTTCCTCAACGAGGCGTGGAACGCCGAGGACGCGGCGCTCACCACCGTCGCGGCCATCGAGGCCATGCTGACCATGCTGGAGTCCGCCCATGGATGAGCCTGCCCCCGTCAACGGCCCGTTCCGCGGCGTGGTGGTCGCGCTGGGCCTCATGGCCCTCATGACCTGCTGCTGCCTCGTGAGCATCAACGCCTTCTGGTATTTCCTCGCCTACGGAGGACTGTGATGTCCCGTCCCTCTGCCACCGCCTGTCGCATTTGCGGCGCGCCCCGGCGTCCCAACAAGGTCGGCCTCGCCCTCTGCGAAGACCACCTGCGCGAATACTGGCGCGAGCAAAAAGCGAAGCGCCGCCGTCAGCTCGCCGCAGCGCCTGCGCCCGCTGCCCCGCCCGCCCCGCCCGCCATCGTCACTCTGCCCGCCGGGAAAATCCGCAAGCGGCCCTCCACTCCCGCCCCTGCGCCCACGCCAGTGTCCGCGCCGGCTGCCAGGCCCGTCATCGGCGTGTGCGGCGACCGCGTCACCATGTCCGTCGACATGCTCAAGCAGCTGCTGGCGGCCCACGCGCCTGCGCCTGCGGCGCGGCGCGGCGTACGCCTGGCTGTCGTCAGCGCGTCGCTGGAGACCGTGCGCCTGTACGAAATCGTCAGCGTCGAGCGCGGCAAGCGGCTCACCGACGCCGGCTACGCGCGTGAGCTGGCCGAGCTGCGCGAGGCCGGTTATCTCGTGTGCGTGGAGGGCTGATGACCCCCGCCCGCTTCACCCCGCCGCCGGATCCGGCCCTTGACGACCTCGCGCGGCGTGTCTGCGCCGCGCGCGCGGCCCAGCAGGCGGATGCGTCGCTGGCGGGGTGGGACATGGCGCACGGGCTGGCGGAGTTCCTGCGCGCCGCCGCCCGCATCCACGCCGAGCACCTCAACGCGCCGGCCGAACCGGTTGACAGGGGCGCATGATGTCGCTACTCTCGAATGCGAACGGCGGGGCCTCCAACCGCCCCGCCGCTCTGGTCATCGCACTACGCCCGCTAGCGCGCGACCTGCCCCTACTCTATCCATCCGGCAGGCGTCTCGCCAGCACGAGATCGGGAGAGTAGCCATGCCCCGCAAGCCGGCCCCCGCCATCGCGCGCACCATCGCCCTGTGCTACATCCGCAAATCGTTCACCCGCGACGAACACGACACGCTCAGCCCCGAGCGCCAGCGCGCCAACATCGAGGCCGTCTGCGCGCGCAACGGCTGGCTCGCCGAGTGGTACGAGGACGCCGAGGGCCACAAGTCCGGGCGCAGCGAGGCCGGACGGCCGGCGTGGCTCGCGCTCAAGCGCCGTCTGTCCGACCCGCGCATCGTCGCCGTCGTCGCCAACGACCTCGCCCGCCTGCACCGGCGCGCCTGGCACGTCGGGCGCACGATGGAAGAACTCGACGCGCACAACATCCGCCTCGTCTTCGCCGCGCCGGGCCGCGAGTTCGACACCTCCACCCCGCACGGGCGCATGCTCATCCAGTTCATGGCCATGCACGACGAAGCCTACGCCGAGGATGTCGCCACCCGCCAGAAGGACAGCATCGCCTACCGCAAATCGCAGGGCAAGTCCGTCGGCATGCCGCCGTTTGGCACGGCGCGCAACGCCGCCGGCTACCTCGAACCCACCCCCGCCGGCGCGTGGCTGCTGCCCGGCGGCGCGTACCGCGCCGGTGAGGCCGGCGCGCCGCCGGCGGAAGGCGCGCAGTGGTTCGGCTACTTCGACGCGCTCACGCGCATCTACGCGCTCTACGCCGAAAACCGGCTGGGCATCAACCGGCTCGCCTACCAGATGTCGGCGGAGGGCTGGCGTTTCCGCGACCGCAAGGGCCAGCCGCGCCCGTTCACCCGCGACGACCTGCGCCGCATCGTCGCCAACTGGCGCGAGTACGCCGGCCTGCCCACCGTCGGCAAGGCCGTCGCCAAAAACGCCAGCGCCCTCGATCATCCCAGCGCCGCCCTCTACGACACCGGCCGCGCCGTGCTGCCGCTGGAGCTGCTGCGCGCGGTGGCCACCGTGCAGGAAGCGCGCAGTTTCACGGTGCATCCGCTCGGCGCGCGCGCCGCGGCGCGTGTCTATCCGCTCAGCGGCATGGTCTACTGCGCCCACTGCGAGGCGCAGGCGGCGCACAACGCCGGCCCGCGCTCGCGCCTGAACGGCGTGTCCCAGCGCGGCTACATCACCTATCGCCATGTGGAAGGCCACCAATGCGGCGCGAAGGCCCGCTCGGTGCCGCTGGCGCTGATTGAGGGGGATGTCGCGCGGCTGATCGGGCTGCTCAGCCTCAGCGAGGATTCGCTCGACCTGCTCACGGCGCTGGCGCAGGAGTCACTGCCCGATGCGACGCGCGAGGATGACGCGCGCTTCGAGCGCGAGCGCGCCCAGCAGCTCGCGCGCCTGACGCGCAAGGCGAATGCCAACCGGCATTTGTACAGTGAAGGCGAGCTGACGCGCGAGGAATTCGAGCGCAAACGGGCGGAGATTGCCCGCGAAACCGCCTACTGGCACAACCGCACCACCGACACGGCGCAGATGACGCTGGAGCTGCGCCAGTGCGTGGCGGCGCTGGGGCAGGTGGCGCAGGAGTATCCGTCCGCCTCACCCGAGGCGCAGCAGGCGCTCGTGCGCAGCCTGTTCGATCACCTGGTCTACGACCTCGACCAGCGCCAGATTGTCGATTTCCGCCTCAAATCGTGGGCGGATCGCTATATGGTGCTGCGCGCGGCGCTGTACCAGGGCGAAAATCAAGGCTTTCTACGTCCTGTGCTCCATACGAGGCTCGACAGCACACGACGTAGACTGCTCGATGCCCTCGCCGACGCCACCCGCGCCTACCTCGATCAGCTCTACGCCGCCCTCGCCCGCCCCGTCTCCACGGCCCAGCGCAACGAGGCCATCCGCGCCCGGGCCGCGGCCGGCGAGGCGCAGGCCGCGCTGGCGCGCGAGTACGGCATGAGCGGCCAGCGGATTTACCAGATCGTGCGCCGCATTCACCACCGTTGAGCCTGATAAAGACAATTATCATGGTCTAATTGAGAGGTGTGATTGTCATGCTCATTCATCAACCCTCCCCCACCACCGAGCCGCGCAAGCGTATACCCCGCTCGGCTGAAACAACCGCCAAAAAGCCACCTGCGTCATCGGCAGGGCAGGGCGTTGGTCGCTGCTGTCCGTGGTGCGGCAATCCGCTGCCGGCCGCCCCCAAACGCCGCGGCGGCCAGCGCCGCCGCTGGTGCAGCGGCAGTTGCCGCACCCTCGCCCACCGCTGCAAGTCGCGATTGATTCCCGGGGCAGCCGCCGCCGTGTTCGAATGCCCGCTCGATGAATCCGAGCGCATGCTCGACCAGGCCGGCATCTCGCGCGTCACCGCCCTGCTCAAAGCCGCCGGCGTCGAGTTTCAGCCGCACCGCCGCGCCTTTGTGGATCGCGCGGGCCGAATCTATGCATAATGGAGTCAGCGTCCCCACACACAGGAGTCCGGCCATGACGGCCCCGCACTACACCCCTGAACAGTACGCCAAAGCGGTCGCGCTGGAGCTGCGCAAGGAGAAACGGCGCGAGGCCAACCAGCGCGGCTGCGGCTGCCTGCTGCTGCTCGTGCTGCTGGCCGCCGGCGCGTTTCTCGTCTCGCGCTCCGCCGCGCCCGTCCAACCCCTCGATGCCGCCCACAGCGAAGACACCTGGCCGGCTTTGGTCCAGTGGGCGGACGAATCGGATCGCTGCTTCGAGAACCGCCTCGGCATGGACGCGGTCAACCGCCGCCAGGCAACCGGCGAGCTGACGCTTCAGCAGGCCGTCGCGCAGGGCAACTACTTCCTCGCCGTCGCCGGCCGCCTCGACTGCCCGCTCGCGCCGCCTGCGCCCTGACCCCCGCCCCAACGCCCCCGGCGGCGGCCGGGGGCGTGCGCTTGCCCCGCGCCACTGGCATTCCGTGGCAATTAAATCTGTCAGATGGTAAATTAGTTTGTCAGTGCCCTCTACAGGACGCGCACCATGTCCATCCGCCCGATCATCAGCTTTCCCAACGCGGTCGGCGCGCTCATGCTCGGCTACGCCCTCGCCATCCAGCTCACCCCCTCCACCGGCGCGATGGGCTACATCCGCGCCAACACCCCGCTGGATGCCCACGCCGTCGCGCTCATCTTCGTGCTCTGCGGCGGCGCGATTGCGCTGTTTCGGCCCGCGCCGCCGCTGTTTTCGCTGCTGGCCACGCCGTTTCTGCTCTACGCCATCGCCGCAGTCGGTTTCTTCCTCAGCCGTGAGGATGTCGGTTTTACGGGCGTGATGGGTCACCTCGGCGTGTGGCTCATCATCAACGCGGTCAACTACGAGAGGGCGCGGCAATGGAAGTGATCATCGACGCGGCCCGCGAGTTTGTCGCGCAATACGGCCTCATCACCGGCCTGCTCGCCATCTCGCTGCTGGTGTTCCTCGCCATGCGCGAGCGCAAGAGCCGCTCCGCCGCCGCCGCCGAGAAGGCCGAGGCGGAAGCGGCGGCGGCGCATACGGCGCAGCAGAACCTCATCACGAAACAATTCGAGTCGCTGTTTGCCGACAACCGCGCCCTGCAGAAGCGCTGCGACGCGCTCGAAGCCGCGCAGTCGGCGCTCGAAGCCAAGCTCGCCGAGGCCAAACATCACGCCGCCGAGCTGGAGAAAGACCTCAAGGAGTCGCAGCAGCGCGCCCGGGCGCTCGAAGCGGATGTGAAGGCGCTCAACGAGAAGGTGGCGCAGCTCGAAACCGAGAAGGTGCTGCGCGACGACGAGCTCAAACGCGAGCGCACCCAGAGCGAAATTCAGGCGCGCGAGCTGAAGACCGCCAAAGAGAAGATCGCCGAACTCATCGCCCGCGTCTCGCATCTGGAGGGCCAGAACGAGGCGCTCCGCCTCCTGCTCGAAAAGCTCAAGGTGGTCGAGGTCATCCCGGAGGACGAGCCGGCCAAACTGCCCGGCACGAAGCCGCTGCCCCCGCCGCCGGACCATGCAGAGGAGAGCGCACCGTAATGTGCAGCCACGGAACAACCACCGATTGTCTCGTGCCAATGCCCGCCGAACTCAGCTACACAGGCAAATTTCGTTGGGCAATCAAAGGCATTGATAGCTGTATCGCGGACATCGTGAACGCGCTCAACGCTTCTGGTGTCTACACCGCGAACTGCTGCTGTGGGCATGGGGAGAGGCCGGGGGAAATTATCCTGCACGATGGGCGCACACTGACGATTACGGAGAGTGTGGCATGAGCGACGCATTCTTGCTGCCCCCCTGCCCCGGCTATCCCGTCTCCCAGCCCTACGGCGCGAACAAGCCGAAGTACCAGAAGCTTGGCTTGCCGATGGGCCACGAGGGCATCGACTTCGCGTGTCCGGTGGGCACGCCCATTCGCGCCGCCGCTGCCGGCCACGTCGTCACGCTTCAGCGTGACGAGCGCGCCGGCCATCCCTACGGCGTCTACCTGCGCCTCACCCACTGGCACGACGAGATGGCGTGGATCACCGTCTACGCCCACCTCGATCGTATCGCCCTCGGCCTGCGCCTGTACTCGCCGGTCGAACGCGGCGAAATCATCGGCTGGAGCGGCGACAGCGGCCGCTCGACCGGCCCACACCTGCATCTTTCAGTCCGGCGCGCCGGGCGCATTGTCGATCCGGCGCCGTTTCTGCTCGATGGAGGCGCGTCGTGATTTCGCTCAACGTGCTCGGTCACACGCCGCTCGATGCAGACGGACTGCTGGCATGGGTGCGGGCCGCCCAACCGCCCTACACCCTCGTCATGGACGATGTGGCGCTGGCGCAGCGCGTCGCCGATGCCGGCACAACCGTCATCTTCCGCCGCTACCGCCCCGACGATGCCGAACTGGCGTCCAAACTCGGCCCCACCGCGTTTCTCGACAGCGTGGCCGACGTCCCGGCGGGCTGGATTGTGCAAGCCGGGAACGAGCCCGGCGGAGACCAGGCGCAGCTCGTGCAGTGGACGGTGGCGCTCATGCATCTGGCGACCGCGCGCGGGCGCAGGCTGGCCATCGGCAGCTGGTCCGTCGGCAATCCCGACGATCTGGCCGTTGCCGCGGGCGCATACGACCCGCTGCTGAGGGCGCTGGCCGGATCCGGCCATGTGTTGTCGCTGCACGAGTATTTTCTTGACGACCCCGCCACCGAGCCGTGGCATATCGGGCGCTACAGGGCCTTCCTGCGCCGCGCCGAGGCCCTCGGCCTCGCGCGTCCGGTCATCGTCATCACCGAGCATGGCCGCGACCTCGGCGGCGGTCACGACGGCTGGCGCGTGATGGGCTGGAGCGAGGCCGATTACGCGCGGCGGCTGGAAGCCGCCCAGCGCGCCTACAACGCCGACGGCATCACCGCCTGCGTGTTCTGCTACGGGCGCGGCTTCGATGACCGCTGGCAGACGTTCAATGTGGACGGCGCGGGCGAACTGCTCGCGCGCATGGCTGCCATGAACCGGCCGTACGAGTACCAGGAGGACGAAGACATGCTGCCCCCCGGCTGGGCCAAACTCACCATCACCAGCGGCGCGAGCGCGGTCAACGTGCGCGCGCTGCCCACGCTCTCCGGCGCGGTCATCGCGGCCGCGCGCACCGGCGATCTCGTCCGGCTTGACGGGACGGTCATCGTCGCCAACGGCCACCGCTGGCAACCCATCCGCCTGCACGACTGCACCCGCGCTTTTGTCAGTCTGAACGTCGTTCGCATCGATTAGCTGGAGGCATCATGGAACAGGCACAGGTCGAAGCTGTTGAAGTGAAAGTCCGGATGATTCTGTCCCCGCTGGCGGCCCTGCTGCGCTCGCGCAAGTTCATGGTGGCGATTGTGTCGCTGCTGGTGGCGCTGCTGGTCACCGCCGTACCGCAGTTTGCGAGCGTGCAGACCGAACTCATCACGCTCATCACCGTCGTGGCGCTGGCCGTCATCGGGGGCACGGCGTGGGAAGACTCCGCGGCGCTCAAGGCCGTCGCGCAGGAGAACGCGGGCAAGAGCGCCGACGAGCTGGCCAAAGAGGTCGCGGTCATCCTGATCGACGAACTGGCGCGCCAGGGCAAATCCCCACCAGACAACCCCGCCGGGTAGCTCCCCCTCCTGCCCGGCGCGTTGTAAACAGCCCCCTCCATCGAGGGAGCTTTTTCGTCCTACGGGCCAATGGTGGGAACTAGCGTGCCAACCCCGTCCATCACACTCCTTCCTCCGTCCCCCGAAATTGTCTGGAAGAACAGGCCGATTAAATAGAATGCGACGACTGCGAGAGCTACAACAAACAAGCCTGCCAAAATCTTCCGTAGCGTCATGTTTTCCGCCTCCTGTATCGAACATCTGTCTTACACACCAATGCGCCCATTTCCTCAAAATGTGAACGAAAGCCCCCGCCAAAAGCGGGGGCTGTTCATTGTCGCACCACAAAGTGACGAGCGGCCGGCTTCGAAGCCGCCCAACGCGGCCTTAACCCTCCGCGCGGATCGCCCCACCCACCGCCAGCGCCACCAACTCCGCGTCCTGCGCCTGCGCCGGCGTCCACAGCGCCACGTACACCGCTTCGCCATCCGTCATCTGCCAGTTGGCAGCCGGTCGCCGAATGCCCCCGTCAGCCCGCTGATCAGCGCCTCGACCTCCACGGTCTCGCGCACTACAACCCGGCGCCGCTCCACAAACGGCAGCTCAATCACGCGCTCGTCAGTCATCTCAAATCTCCCACACCAGCAGCCGCGCGCTCAGCAGCTTGAAGTTCGCGCCCGCGTTGTTGAACGTCTGGTACTCCACCTGCACCGTGTTGGCCCCGTCCGCCAGCACGAGCGGCGTCACCATCGTCAGGCTCGTGCGCGTCAACATCGCCGTGATCGTCCCGCTCACCGGCCCGTGCTGTATCCACAAATGGCCCGTCTCGCTCACCTCCGGCACGCCGTTGACCACGAAGCGGAACTTGTTATCGACCCACTGGTCTTTCACGTCCGCGTTCAGGTTCACCGTGAACAGCGCCACCGCCGCCGGCCCCACGGCCGGCGTCACGCTCGCCGCCGTCGGGAAAAAGGCCGCCCACGCACCCAGCGTCGTGCCCATCGTCGTCGCCGTGCGCGTCACCTGCGCGCTGGCGCGCGCCGCCAGCGCGTTCAAATCGCGCACGATCTGGTTGTAGCGGTTGGTCGTGATCACCGCCCCTTCGGCCAGCTCGTAGGCCGCCCTGAATTGCATGCTCATATTTCCATCCCCACCAGCTGCGCCCCCAGGATCGGCGCGGTGTTGGCGTCCGACGACAGCCCGCGGTACTGCGCGCGGATGTCGTTGGGCCCGTTCACCGGCAGCGTCACCAGCGTCGCCATCTGCATCGTCAGCGCGTGGTACAGCGACAGCGGGCTGCCCGTCATCGTCGCGTGCCGCGTGTCGATGTAGCCCACATAACCGATGTCCGGCCCGCTGTCCGACTGCACACGAATGCGAAACTCCATGCGATGCCACATGTTGATGTTGGCCGCCTCGAAGTTCACCGTCAGCAGCAGCACCGCCTTCAGGCTCACCAGCGGGTCGAGCGTGAAGCTCGCCGGCGCTGAAAACAGGTCTTTCCAGCTCGTCCCCGCCGTCAGATTGCCCGCCCCGCGCGTGAGCGAACCCTGCGCCCTGAACGCCAGCGCATTTGCGTTGATGATCAGCCGGTTCCAGTCCGTCGGCGTCACCACGTAGTCCGCCGGCTTCTCCGTCTGCGCCACGAACGCAATCGTCATGTCACAGCTCCTTCACCAGCAGCCGCGCGTTGTGCGTCTTGAACTGGTGCGCCGGGTCGGTGCTCGTCTTGTACTGCCCCTGCAGGTAGTTCACCCCGTCCACCGTCGGCAGCGTCAAAATCGCCAGCACCACCGCGCTCGCCGAGTGCGTCACCGTCCCGCCCACGTTGCCGTGGGCCGCGCTCCATCTCACCTGCAGGTCCGTCAGCACGTCCGCGTTCAGCTTGAGCGTGAAATAGGTCTCACTCCAGAAGTGCATGCTGTCGCTGTTGATATTCACCGTCAGGATGGCCAGCACCCGCGCGCTCACGCGCGGGATGAGCGCGATGTTCTGCGGGTCGGTGAACAGGCTCGTCCACAACCCGTTGCTGGAACCATACGTCGTCGCGCCGCGCGTGAGCGTCTCGATCTGCCGGCCCGCGCCCAGCGCATTCACGTTGCGCACCATCTGGTTCCACTCGGCCTCGGTCACCACGTGCGCCGCGCCAATCGTCGTCATCGCCTGGAAATCGACCATGCCTACGCCGCCTCCACCGGTTCGAGGTACAGCGTCACATCGATCAGCCGGTGGCCCTCGCTCGCCGACCAGTCGCAGCCGATGACCAGATAACCCCCGTCGTGCGCCAGCCGCGCGCTCGTGATGCGCACCCGTGTCCCGAACGGGATCGTCATCCACGCAATCGCGTCCGCCGTCGTGCGCGCGCGCAGCTCGATGCGCTCGATACGGTTCTCGCTCACGCTCGCCGCCGCCAGCTCGCGCGCCGCCCGCGCATTCGCCGTCGCCTGGTCATCGATCAGCGCGCAGTCCAGCGTGCGCGAGCGCAATCCGTAGCGGCTGATGTCGTACTCCGCCCGCTTGCGCGCCTCCACCTGGTCATTGGACAAGAGCGCCGTGCCCGCGATTGCGATGTTGGTCAGGTCGATGGCGTAGGCCGCATAGTTGCGCACGCGCAGCGTGCCGCCCGTCGCCTTCACCTCGCCCACCCACTCCCAGAACAGCCCGCCGTCGCTCGCGCTCAGCGTCACCGCCACCTGCTCGGCCGCCACCACCCGATCCGCCTCGCCATGCTTGAAGCGCACCGCCCAGTCGCGCTGCTCGTTCACGCCGAAGTTCACCGGGCTGGCGGGGTCGAGCGTCCACAACGTCACCCCCGCCTCCCAGCGCTTCGGATACCAGGTCAGCCGCACATCGTTGGCGTACTGCGCCCCGTTCTGGCCGCTCGCGCTCACGATCTCGGCGTCGGTGAACGTCCGCGCCGGCGCGCCGGCGCGCGCGGCGTCCAGCCACCCCTGCGCGTACACCTCCAGCACATTATCGCGGCCCCATACCGCCCTGCCCGCCTCGGCCTTCATCAGCTCGGCCAGCGCGCCCAGCACATCCAGATCGCCGCCGCCCGCCACGCCGTAGCCGCCCGCCGCCACCAGCGGCTTCCAGCCCGTGCCGGTGAAACGCGCATACGCGTTCACCGGCAGCCCGCCGCCCGTCGCCGCGCCCGAGCCGTACAGCTTCGTGTTCACGCCCAGCGCCGCATAGCCCAGCATCCAGTACCCGCCGGCGCTCGCCAGCGGCACCTCCGCCAGCAGCGCCTCGACCGCCGCCTTCGTCGTCGTGTTCTTCAGCAGCGCCGATTCCGTCGGCACGAACAGGTCGCCGCGCATCGTCGACAGGCTGATTGACACGTAGGGTTGCTCGGCCGCATAGTACGCCGCGATCTCCTCGATGCGCCCGGTGAACAGCAGCTCGTGCGTGCCACTCACCCGCACCTTCGCCCACACGCCCGCGCGCAGGCCCGCCGGCGCGGTGTACGCGCCGTCGCCGTTGACCACCTCCACCGTCGTGCGCGCATTGTCCGCCACGTACGTGCCCACACCCTTGAAGCCGAACTGCCCGGCGATGCGCTGAATGCGCCCGGCAGGGATGACCGTCTCGTACACCCCGTCGACATCCGCGTCCAGAATGACTTCGACCGGCACATACGCGGCCATCAGCGCCCCCTGTCGCGCAGCGCGCGCTCCACCAGCGCCGCCAGCTGGTGCGTGTCCTGGCTGTAGTTGTTGATGACGAACTGCGACGCGCGCCCGCCCTGCTGCGTCTCGCGCCGGTTGAGCACCGCCTCGCCCGCGTGCAGATAGAACAGCCCGTCGCGCTGAATGCTCCCGCCCGTCGCCAGTCCCGTGATCGTCTTGCCGCCGATGCGCTTCGGGTTGCCCGCCGGCGGGACGTTGATATTCACCGGCGGCGGCACGATGCGGTCGGTGTTGGGGCGGTAGCCCCAATCGCCCGGCCCCGGCACGCCGTTGAACGCCTGCGCGATATTGCCCGCCGGCGGCGTCACGCCCATGCCCGTGTTGATGATCGGGTTCAGGAACACCGGCACATCCACCGTGAAGCCGGCGCTCAGCGCCTCCTGCATGTACGCCTTGATCGGCGGCAGCACCTCGCCGTAAATCTCCAGCGCCTTCGCCGCGTCGAACAGCAGCTGGTAGTCCTCGTGCCCGCTCGCCAGCGCCAGCGCGTTCGCCATCGCCGTGTAAATCGACGAGTCGACATCGTCGCTGAATTCCGGCCGCGTCAGCACCTCGTTGATCGAGGCGCGCAGGCTGGTCGATACGCTCTCGCCGAAGCGGTTGGTCGAGATGTACTTCGTGTCGACGTCCACCACGCCCGCCGCCATCTGCGCGTTCAGCTCCGCCTCGATGGCCGCTACGAAGTCGTTCTCGCGCATGTCGTTTTCAATCGAGGTCTTCAGCGTGTCGCCGACCCCGATGCCCGCCGTCTCCAGCTGGCGAAACACCTCCGCCATGTCGGGATTGAAAATCCCGATCAGGGCGGTCAGCCCCGGCGAGTCCTGAATGCGCTGCAGAATGTCCGCGTAAATCAGCCCGATCTGCGCCGTGAACTGGTCGCCCGCCTGCTTCAGGTCTTCCACCGCCAGCGAGATGACAATCGGCAGGTTCGTGAAGATCGCGCCGATGCCCGCAATCGCGTCCTTCAGCCCCGTCCAGTCCGTCAGCCCGAGGTCGTTGAGGATGGCGATCATGCCGTCGACGGGCGCGGCGGCTATCGCCGCGATGCCCGTCACGATGTTGCCCATCCCGGTCGCGAACTTCTCCGCCGCGCCCTGCAAATCGCCCGAAATCAGCAGGCCGAGGCTTTCGGCCAGATTGCCGAACCCGTCGACGATGCTCTGCAAGCCCTCGCCCAGCAGCGGCGAGCGCAGCGCGCCCACAATCGTGAAGATGGCCGCCGCCACCAACAGCGCCGGCAGCGCAATCGGCGCGAGCGCCGCCGGCAGCGCCGTCAGTCCCGTGATCAGCGTCCCGCCCACCGCCACAATTTTTCCGATACCCGCGATGATGGGGCCAACAATCAGTGCGACAGCCCCAAGCGTTGTGAGCCCAATGGCGAGTGCCCCGAACGCGCCCGCGATGCCAGGGTTTTCGGTCACCCATGCCGAAAGGCCCGTCAACTTGTCCGTGAGCGTCTCGATGACGGGTGAAATCGTGTCTGCTACAGCCTCGCCAAACACCGTCGTAAGGGTATCTTTGGCGTTTTCAAGCTGGCTCATCTTGAAGGCGAGCGTGTCTTGCTTCCCCGCAAAAATATCGGCGGCAGACGTGGCCGCTTCCATCTTGCGGGTCATTTCGTCCCAGCCGCCCGCAGAGACCAATGCGGAAGCACCGCTTCCGCCAAACGCCCCGAACAGCGCGGAAAAGGCGTCATTCAACTCTTTCGCTGTATATTCCCCGCTGGACATGCGTTCTTGCAAATCATCAAAGACGGCGCTAAGCGGGCGCAGATTCTCGTCCGTATCGTACAAGCTCAGATTGAGCGATCTGAGAGCGCTCTTGACCGATTCGGTTGGCTGGTAAAGATTCATCAGCATGCTTCGCAACTGTGTGCCGCCTTCAGCGCCTTGCATGCCCGCGTCGCTGAAGGTCGCAAGAATTGCGACAACCGTATCCAGATCGAGGCCCATGCGTGCCGCGGTTGGGCCGACATTGGACATGCCATCTGCAAGGTCTGCGACATCCGCTCGGCTCGCGCCTGCGGCGCGAGCCAGTGCTTCAATAATGTTATTTGTGTCGGCGCTCGTGAGATTGAATTGGGCCATGGAAGTGGTCAGCAGGCCGGCTGCCTGCGCCATATCCAGATCGCCTACCGTAGCGAGCTTGGCGGCGGCGGCCGCCATTTCCATGGCATCAGCGGCCCCGTAGCCGCCTTTTGTAAATTCAAGGATGGCGTTACCCGCCTGCGTGGCCGAAAACATCGTTGTCTGTGCCATGGCGCGGGCCGCAGCTTCGACCATCCCCATCTGATCGGCTGCCACGCCACCATACAATTGAATGTCCGTCATGACGGAGTCAAAACCGGCAAAGCTCGAAATGGCTTGCTCGGCGTAGTCAGCGAGCGGCCCAAAGGCTTGGGTCATTTGCCCGCCAAAGGCCGTGACCCGCTGACCAAGCTGCTGTGTTGTCTGGCTGAAACGTTGAACGAGGGAATCGGCTTGTTCCATGCCGGAAGCGAGGCGAGAAACGTCCGCGGCAATCTGCACCACTACAGCATTTGTGATGTCAACCATAATTGCCACACCTCCGCTTAACTGTGACTATTATATCTCTCAGTTGACCAACATGCTTGCCATTTTCTCAAAAGGGGTTGCAATTATGCCGCATAGGGAGATATAATCAGGTTATGACCGTGAAAGAAGCCGCTCAACTACTGGGGGTTAGTCCCCGACAGGTTCGTCACATGATTGCATGTGGCATCCTGCGTGCTGAAAAGCACGGGCGCGACTATTGGATCGAGCCGGAAGCGGTCAAGGCGGCTCAAAATCGGCGCGGCCCCGGAAGGCCGAGGAAGGAGAACCCCGGGAAAAGCGGGTAGCAGCACAATTTCGAAGAAAAAGCCCCGGCGGGTGCGCTAACACCCCCGAGGCCATGGTCAGAGCCCCAAGGAGGCCCTAACATGTTTAATTCTACACCCACCCCCGCGTTTGAAACCATTGACGACCGCGCCGAAGCGATGGAGACGCTCCCCGAGCGTGCCTTGCTGCTTATTGACGCGCTCCTCGCGGCCCATTTCCTCGGCACTTTCGACGAAGAAGCCCCCGCCCTGCTCGCTGCCTACTACGCGCAGCATTTCGCGCCCGCCTTCCCCCAGTGGATGCACAAGCTGGTGGAAGTGGACGAGGCCCGCAAGGCGGCCGAGGCCGCCGCGCAGGCGGAAGCCGACGCGCAGGCGGCGGCGATGCAGCGCCTGCTCGGCGCGAACCTCGTCGAGGTGCTCGCGTTCCTCTTGGACGTGGCCCTGCCCGCGCCGGAGACGAACGAGATTGTGCTTGATGGCGTGCACTTCTCCCTTGACCGCCACGACATTGAGCCCTTCAGCCGCAGCGAGGCGGGCGAAGTCACCCACTTCCACTTTACGCTCCGCGTCGCTGGTGACGTGCAGCCCGACGCGCCGCGTTATTTCCAGTTCGCTTCCATCTGCGGGGACGACGGCCTGCGCACGGAGATGGAAAAGCTTGCCGAGCACGTCATGTACCTCGTGACCTTCTCCCACAGCGCCGCCTAATACGAGCGGGGCGGCGCAAGCCGCCCCGACTGGAAACTCCCATGGACGACTTGAAGCGATGCACAAAGTGCGGCGAGTGGAAGCCACTAAACGAGTTCTACAGAGACCGGTCCAAGGCGCTTGGGCTCACTTCCCGGTGCAAGCCATGTTGCAAAACGCAGGCGCAACAAACCGACTCGGCCAGAGCCGACAAAAAAAGTGCGCGTCGACGTGAGTACTATTTGGAACACCGCGACGACATATTAGCCCGCGACCGCAAGTACCGGTCCTCAAATTCAGAGACGATCCGTGCGCGCCGACGCGAAAACTATGTCGCCAACCGTGAAAAAGAGCATGAGCGAGATCGCCGATACAGAGCGGCCAATGCCCAAAAGATCAGGGACTATCAGCGCCAGTTCTATGCCTCCAATCGAGACAAAAGGCGAGTTATCAGCCACCGCCGCCTAGCCTGCAAACGCGGTCTTCCCGACGCTTTCACCGCCGCGGACTGGCAAGCGGCGCTTGACCATTTCGGCGGCTGCTGTGCGGCCTGTGGCCGTCCGCCCGGCCTCTGGCACACGATTGCCGCCGACCACTGGATACCGCTTTCCTCACCCAACTGCCCCGGAACCGTGCCGGAAAACATCGTGCCCCTCTGCCACGGCGTCGATGGCTGCAATAACTCCAAGTCCAACCGTCCCGCTGGCGAATGGCTCGCGCAAAAGTATGGCCCGCGCAAAGCACGGGCCATTCAGAAACGTATCGAGCGTTGGCTTAAGACACGACATCTTTAGGCTTGGAACTTCGCCCCTCATGTTAGGATTGGATCCATACGTCGATCAGAAAAGGAGATCGTTTGATGCGCTCAATCCTCGTAGTGCTGTTCGCTGTCACGTTGGTGCTTGCAATCCCGGCCATTGCTCAGGACGGTGTTGAAGACTGCGCGCCGCGAAGCTTCGCGGCGGCGCTGGCGTATGCTGCGGACACATTGGAAGATGTAGCCCCTGAGCGCCTGGACAGCGCGCTTCTGGCCGTCGTCAACACGCTACAGGTGTATCGCGCCTATTGCGCCGGGCTGTCGTTTCAGGGCGCGGATGGGGACGTCGTGATTGGCCCAGTGCAGCTAGCTGCGGGGACATGGATCAACGAAGGGCAGTTCGACGGCCCGGGGTACATCGAGTTCACCGCGCTCACGGACGGCTGCGGGCCCGACCTTGATGGCATGGGCGTTAGCTCGATGGGGGGCGGTGATTCCGCTTCGCAGACGGTGATAGAGGCACGGGTGGACTGCGACTTGCTGATTGAGGTCAAAACGAACGGCGCTTGGGAGTTCCGCTTTACACGTGCACGCTAGTCTTGCCTCTCAGTCGATCCGCAGATGGAACACACCCCCGGCATAGGCCGGGGGTTCAGCGTTCCGCCCGCTCCGCCCGTCGTTTCTCACGTGCGTTGAAGAAGGCGCGCATACTGATCAGGTCGCTGAATGGCAGATTATCCAGCACATCAAACGTCCACCCCAGCAGCTCGGCCAGCACAACCCGCTCGACTATCCACGGATCATCAAGTGGCATTTGCTCTGACCCGAAGACCAGGTTGAGGTAGATGGATTTTTCTACCTGCTGCGTTGTTTTCCCGAGGCGTCCACCAGCCCCTCGATCAAGTCGGCGAACTCGCCGTAGTAGGGCAGGCGCATGTACGTCTCCGGGTCGTCCGGCGCGCCCCATTCCGGCGGGCAGTCCGTGATGGCGACGGCGAGCGTCTTCGCCACCGCCTCGATGTCGTTCTTGCGGCTGGCCTCCATAAAATCGGCCATCTGCCGCGCGGTCAGCGCCTTCAGGTGGTACGTCACCTGCTCCGCCGCGCTCAGCCGCACTTCCTCAATCTGTTTCGCCATCGTGCGCTCTCCTCAGTGAGCCATTTCGCAACCCGCCGCCGTGACCAGCGGCGGGTAATCCCCTGCCTGCGTTCAGCTACGGCGCGACGTACGCCTCGCCCTCGTGCAGCAGCGTCGAGCCGGTGTTGGCCCATTCCAGGCTGAACTTGGCCACGTCGTCGTAGGGCAGGCTCTGGCTCATCTTCTTCACCAGCGCGCTCATGCCCCACACCGGCTTACCCGCGGTCTTGCCCTCGGGATACCAGGTCAGCTCGCCCTCGTCGCCCAGCTGCAAATCGTCGACCCACGCGGCGCTGCTGTTCATCAGCAGCTCCATGCTCGCCGACGCCATCTTCACCGTCTTCAGCTCCACGCGGTACTCGTCCGCGCCCGCCGTCCCGTCCGCCGTCTCCTGGTCGTGGGTGAACTCGAACGAGCGCCCGTCCGCCGTCAGCGCGACCGCCGGACCCGCGCCCTTCTTCCACTCCACCACGAGGTTCTTGCCGGTGTATCGTGTGGTTGCCATGTCCCGCTCCTCACTCCGTATAGCGCGCCGCCAGGCGCGTGGTGCCGTAATACAACGTGTCTCGCCCTTCGCGTTCGGCGTAGAACACCGTGCCCGCCGTCCGCATATCCGCCATATGCACGCCGGCCACCGCCAGCGGCGTCGCCATCAGCGCCCGCACGCGGCTGGCCAGCGTTTCCACCGGCCCCCAGCTGCGCCCCACCGCCATCACATCCACCGTCGCATCGAGCGTCGGCGCGTAGGCGTCATCCGGCAGGTCCAGCTCGGGCACGCTCACGATCAGGCACGGGAACGCCGCCCCTTCCGGCGCGGTGAACGCGAACACGCGCTCGCCCGCCAGCGCCGCAATCGCCGCATCGGCCACCAGTCGCGTCCGCATCGCCTCCAGCAGCCCGCTGCCCGTCGTCATCGGCTGGCCCTCCTAAGGGCCGCATCGGCGCGCTCGCTCAATCGCTTCTCGGCGTACTCCATCGTCGCCTGCGCAAACGGCCGCGCCGACATGCGCCGCGTGCCGAATTCCAGGTAAATCGAGTACGTCTTGCCAAACACGATCCGGTAGCGCGCCTTGCCCAGCGGCTCCGTGCGCGTGTTGCGCGTCAGTTCGCCGCTGTCCACCGCCGGGAAGTTCCCCTCCGCGCTGGCGATGTGATAGCGGCGCTTGCCGCGCTTGCCGCGCTTGCCGCGCTTGTAGCGCCGGCCTGTGCGCGCCGTGTCCCGAAAGCCGCGCTTGGCGAACGCCTCGGCATCCTCCGCCGTCAGCTCGACCGCCTCGTCCAGATCGACCGCCCGCAGCTGATTGAAAATGCGCTGCACATCCGCGCTCACCTGCACCTGGACGCTGATCACGGCAGTCGCTCCGTCCGCACCCGCGCGCGCGTCACCGCGCGCAGCGAGTGGCGCTCATGCAGGCTGTTGATCTGGTAGCGCACCCCTGCGATCTCGATGCGCGAGTCGCTCTCGACCGGCGCATCCCACGGCAGCGACAGCACGTACTCGTCCTCGATGCCCGTGCGCTCAGCCGCGCCCATCTGCGCCCGCAGCTCAATCGGGTCGAGCCGGCACGGCACGTCGCTGGCCGCCTCGGCCCACGTCCGCTCCACCGCGCCCGTCGGCGCGACCGTCTCGGCCTGCGCCCAGATCACGCAGCGGTCCGGCAGGGTCAGCCGCACCACATCCGCGCGCAGGCGGTCCATTTCAGCCGGGGAAATCATCGGGCGCGTCGCTCCGTACCAGCCGCCGAACTTTGGCCGTCTGGCCGTCATCGCCGCCGGCGATGCTCTGGGCGTTCTGCGCCAGTTTCAGGTAGTGCGCCACCGTCTGACTGCGTTTGATGTCGTGGTTGTCGGTCTTGATGTCCACGGCCGTCGTGGCGGCCTCCGCCGCCAGCGTCCGCCAGACATCGACCGCGATCAGCGGCAGCGGGAAATAGGGGTAGGTCATGTACACCGCGCCGGTCCGGCTCTGCACCGTGTCCGGCAGCGTCAGCTCGGCGCGCTCGAAATCGAACGCCTCATCCGCCACCGCCAGCGGCGAGTCGAACGCGTGCGCGGCGTACACCACAAACAGCGCGGGCGTGCGCTCCACCACGCGCTCGGCCCACGCCCAATCGACCGAGTCGTCGTCCCACCGCACCGCCGTCAGCAGTTCGGTGGTGCTCACCTGCGCCCGGGCGTCGCACAGCGCCTGGAGCGTGTCATCGTCCAGACTGCCGGCGGCTGCGCCGGTCGTCCGGCGCAGCGCGGCGATCACCTCGACCATTCCCGGGCGCAGGCTCATGGTTGCGCTCCTACGACGGGGTCGCCATCACGCCGAGAAGCTTCACGCCATGCTCGGGCTTCTGCACGCCCCAGCCCGCGCGCACCACGGTGTTGACCATGTAGCCGCGGATGCTGGCGTCGCGCTGGATTTCGACCGTCATCGGCGTGCGCTCGTCGTAGACGATGCTCGGGGTCGTGAAGATCGCGCCTGCGATTTTGCCCGCGTCCGCCTTGTTGATGGCGTTGTTGAGGTACCAGTTGGCCCCCAGCCAGTTGCCGACGAAATACTGGCGCATCGCGTCGTTGGCCATCTCCGGCGAGGTCTTGGCCGCCGCGCCCGACGCCGTCAGTTCGGCGAGGATGTTGTGCCACTCGAACGGGTGGATGCAGACGTTGATCGTGCCGATGGGGTCGGATTCCATCAGCAGGCTGATGCCGGCCAGCACCTTCGACACCGTCAGCGCCGTCGCAATCGTGCCCACCGACTTGGTGAACTTCGCAAACTGCGTCGCGCCGTCCTGCTCGATCTTGAACGCGACCGACAGGCCCGCTTCCTGCGCGGCGCTGCGCATCGCATCGTCCGGGTCGGTCATGATGCGCTCGTCGGTCAGCGCCACCTGGTGGTGGTAAATCTTCGGGGCGATGGTGTCGGTCGCGCTCTTGGACAGCGTCACGCCCGTGGGCGCCACACCTTCCACCGGCGTCTCCGTGGTGGTGGCCGCCACCTTCGTCAGCTTGCGGTCGGCCATGCTGTCCGAACGGCGCACCTCCACCAGCCGCGGCAGCAGCTCCGCCTGCCGCGAGATGAAGTACGCGCCTTCGTAAATCTGGCTGAACAGACTGTTCAGATCGGCGATCTTGCTGTAGGTAGGCATTGCAGGTGTCCTTTCCTGACGAACTTCCGTGCTTGCCGTCCGTCAGGACGCGCTTCCTGCTGTGCCACCGGGGCACGCGTGATAAGGGGGGGGTGGCTCGCCTGGAGCCGTGAACCGGTCTAGCGCGACGAGAAGATGAGCCGCCCGTCGTCCCGCTCTTCCTGCTGCGTCACCGGCACGCTGTCCCGCCCGCCGCCGCCGAGGAACTGGCGGCGCAGATCGGCCTCGCTCTTGCCCGTGGCCGGCAGGCCGTTGGGCACGCTCGTCACCGGGCGCTGGGGCTGCGCGGGCGCAGCCGGCGTTGCCGGCGCGACCAGCCCCTTCAAGGCTTCGGCATCCGCTCGAAGCTCGTCTTCGGTGCTGCCCTCCAGCCGTTTGGCAAGCACCGGCGGCAGCTGGTACTCCGACGCAATCTGCTGCCTCAGCAGCGCCGCGTCTTTGGCCGCGAGATCGGCCTCCAGCCGTTCCAGCTTGGCGCGCAGGTCGTCCACCCCGTCGCCCTCGGCCGTCTTGGCCGCCGGGGCCGCCGTGGTCTTTTCGCGCAGCTCGTTCAGCTGCGCCTCGGCCTCGCGCGCCCGCAGCCGCCACTTCTTGCTCTCGAAGCGCAGCGAGCGCACGTACTCGGCGTCGAACGGTTCGTTCGTCGCCTGCGGTTTGGCCTCGGGGGTCGTCGGTTGTTCGCTCATGCGTTCCATCTCCTGCTACCTGTAGTGTACATCGAAATGGTCAACTGACAAAATTATCTGTCACCCAACACGCGCAAGGTCGTGCGAAAGCGGTCGCTCGGCCCGTTCTCGCGCAGCGCATAGAGCGGCTGGCGGCGGCTCATCAGCCCCAGCGTGAAATTCTGATAGTCTTCCGGGATGGCCTCCCAGCTTGTCCCGCCCTGCGCCAGCAGGTCGCGTGTCCCCTTGCCCACCAGCAGGGCCTGATCGGCGCGGCTTTGTCGCTCATACCAGTCCCGCCCCCGTTCGTAGCTGCCCGTCCAGTCATCGTCCCGCGTCACAGGAATGGATACGCACCGGCCCGCGTGATGGTCGTTGAGCACCGCGCCGACGGGGAAGATTTCCCCGTCGCGCGCCAGGCACGCTGCGCAGGTGCGCGCGTCTTTGGAACTCGACCACATCCACCCGCGCAGCAGGCGCGCGTTCTCCACCTGCGCCGCCGCCGCCGCTTCATTCGAGGCGTAGGCGCTGGCCGTGCGCACGAACGTCGTCATGCGCGCATACGGCAGCCCGAACGCCCGGCGCAGATAGCGCGCGATGAACGCCGGCGACTGCCCCTGCGCGATCAGCGTCAGCACGTCCTCGCCCACCGCCAGCGCCGCCTGCGCGCCGACATTGTCCAGCGCCCCACCGCTCGCGCGCGCCCGCGTCATGATGCGCTCCACAATCGCCACCGCCCGCACATCGGGCTGGGCGAACGCCGCCGCGAGCGGCGCGTCCTGCGCCGCGATCATGTCACGCTGCCCCTCGACCGCCGCCCCCGTCTGGAACTGCATCACCTGCTGCGCCAGCCGCCCGCTCTCGGCCGCAAACTGGTCCAGCTCACGGCCCATCACCTCCACCAGGTCGCGGTACGAGCGCAGCCGCTGCACGCTCGCCGGCGTCAGGTCGCCCGCGCCGTCCAGCTCGCGCAGGTCGCGGTTGACGCGCGCCACGATGTCGCGCATGCGCCCCAGCGTGCCCTGGTAGGCCCGCGCCAGCCGCTCGGCAGTCGTGCGGTCCGCCGCCAGTGCCCGCGCCAGATAGCGCTCGCGCGCCCGGAGAATATCCTCGACCGGCATCGGCTAGGGGGCCAGCTGCCCGACCTGCGCCATCGCGGTCAGCTGCGCCCGCTCCATCATCGACGCGGCGTTCTGCTCCTCCGCCATGCGCTCGGCTTCAAACACCCAGTCGCGCCCCAGCTCCGCCGCTGCCGTCTGCCGCGAAATCACGCCCATCGCCAGCTCGCGCTCCAGCGTCGCCACCTGCCCGGCGCGGTCCGCCACCAGCGCCTCGGGCCAGCGCGGCACCGGCAGCGTGCCCGGCCCGCCTTCGAGCACGCTTAGCGCCGCAAGCACCTGCGCCAGCCCCGCCCCGTGCGCCTCGCGCCGCTCCTCGATGCGATTCAGCATGTCCGAGTACAGCATGCGCGCCGAGTAGTTGGTGAGCTGCCCCAGCCGGTCCTTGATGGTCGAGATGTCCACCACGTGCCGCTCGGCGAAGAACGCCGAGCGCAGCATGTCGAGGAAACGCATCGAGGCGTTCAGGTCGCTCGCCATTTCCAGGTTGAACACCTTCGTGTCCGGCGACGAGAATTCGAGCGCGGCGTCCGGGGCCACATCGACATCATCCGGCAGCCGCCCGCCGGCGACGATCGTCTTGGGCGCGGCGTGGTATTTCACAATCTTGGCCGTGCTGGAGGCGACGAAGTTGACCGCGTCGTTCTGCTTGAGCGCGCTGTCGGGGATGTCCGGCTCGCCGTAGTACACGAACGAGCGCGGCCGGCTCTGCCAGTCGATGATCGGCGCGAACGGATAATTCCACAGCTCCTGCCCCACCAGCGCCCAGCCGGCCGCGCCCTGCTCCCACTCCATGATCTGCCAGCCCGAGCCGCCCTGGTACGCCTCGGCGCGCACCATGTCCTGACGCCGGCGCTTGCCCATCGTCGTCCACTCCAGCCGGTACACCGCCGCCGCCCGCTCGTTCTCGGTCGCGTCCTCGCTCCAGAACACGCTCACCATGCGCGGATCGAGCAGTACCGGCCGCGCCTCGGCGCCAGCCACCAGCCGCACGAACACATGTCCCGAAATCAGCCCCGACTGGATGATGCGGCCCGTCAGCCGCCGCATGTCGATGCGCTCCAGCCGCGCATCGAGCGCCCGCTGCGCCGCCGACGCCTCCTGCACGTAGCTGCCATCCGCCAGCGGCTCGGCGTTGGGCGTCTCGACTTCCCACTCCGGCACGCCAATGCCCGACGTCAGCTTGTCGATCACCTCCTCGCACAGATTGAGGATGACATGCGAGTCCTGGTCGCGCTGTGGCAGTGGCCGTTTGTGGTTGCCATAGTAGTAGGCGCGCCGCGCCTCGATCTGGCGCGCGCGGTCGCTGCGCTCGCGCGTGGCGAGGTCGTCGAGGTCCTTCTGGAACGGTTCGTAGGGTCGGCTCAGCAGGGGCATGTCAGTATAATCCTCGTCTAACGCGAGCAATCGGGAAGTCCAGCCCGTGCAGCGCCAGCGCCAGCGCGATCACGGTGTCGTCGTGCAGCCCCGCCGGCGCGCCGTAGGCATAGCGCCCCGAGGGCAGGCGTGTCAGTTCGTAGGCCGACAGCTCAGCCTTCTGCACAGGGTCGTCCAGCAGCGCCAGCGTGCCCTGCTCCAACGCCAGCGCCAACCCCTCGATGAGCGCCGGCTTCGAGGCGGCCGTGGTCTCGAACGGCTGCACCGGCAACCCTTCGCGCTGCAGCGCCTCGATGTTGGGCGCGCCGATGGAGTTGGATTCGGCGATGATGACCTGCGGCCGCCAGGCATCGGCCAGCGCCTTGAGCCGGCCGCGCTGGAGCGTCCACCCGATTTCGTTGAAGCGGTCCAGCAGCACCTGCCGGCGCGTCTTCATGTCGAGCAGCACAATGGCGGTGTAGTCGTTGGAACGGCCCCAGTCGATGCCCATCGCGAACGCGCCGGTGTAGGGCGCGGCTGGCTTGAGCACACAGGCCGTCTCCAGATTACGGAATACGGCCCCGGCATCGGAGAGAATGTCCGCCTCATATTCCTGTCGCCAGATGCGCTCGGTCACGTTGCAGCGAATGTCCGCCAGCCTCGCCGCATTCATGTTGGGATTGTCGGACGTGCGCCAGTGCAGCGGCCGCCAGCGCGGCCGCGACTGCGCCTTCGCCCACAAGTGCGCCGCCCAGTTCTGGCCTTTGGGCACGCCGATGAACAGCGCCCAGCCCTCGGTGTCCAAAAGCGCTGCTTCGAGGTATTCCGTCCATACAATCTCGCTCATAAGCGAGAACTCGTCCACCACCGCCCCGCGTACCGCCTCGCCCGCCAGGCTGTCCGGGCGCTCCGCCGAGCGCAACCAGATCGCCGAGCCGTTGGGCAGCGCGATTTCCTTGTCGCTCTCGCGAATGGCGCGGCTCACATCCATCCCCAGGGCGCGATAGATTTTGCGCACGTAGTATTTCAGCAGTCGCCAGGCGCGCTTGAGCGAGGCCGAGCGCCACGACAGGCCGAGCCACCAGTACAGGCCCACCGTCTCGGTTGCCGCGCGCAGGATGGCCATCACGCCCGTCTGCGTCTTGCCCGTGCGCCGGCCGCCGAAAATCACGACCGACTCGCCCTGCGCCAGCAGGTCGAGCGCCTCGCGCTGATACGGGTACGGGCGCGGCAGCGTGATTTCAATCGCGCTCATGCCCGCCCCCATCCGGCGCGTCATCCGCCCACACGAAGCGAATTTCGGCCTTCAGCGCCCCGCCGCCCGCCCCCGTGATTTCGGTCTTGGCCGGCGCGTACAGGCCGAGCAGCGTATTGCGTTCCTTCTGCGCCGCCAGCGCGCTGCGCAAGTCGCCTATCGTGACCGCTCGCGCATAAAGGTCGTCCACCCGCGCCAGCGCGAGCCCCAGCTCGCGCTGCTCGACGGTCTTCGCCTGCGCTTCGAGCAGGCGGTTGGCAGCCGCCATGTAGTTCTCGACCGTCCGCTCCGCCACGCCCCAATCGGTCGATTCCGCAACGAAGCGCAGAATCTCCTGCCTGCCCTGCCCGCGCAGCATCATCTTGTAGACGGTCTGCACCCGTCGCCGGTATTCGTGCTTGTCGGGTTTGCCCCCGCCCGCCATGCCTCAGCCCTCACGTGACACCCTGCCCTGATTATACCTTTTGTCAGTTGACAAACATAATCACCACGCAGCCCTGAATTTTGCTATACTCATGGGTATAAGCGCGGAGGAGAGGCCATGAATGAGACGGCGATCAGCTGGACGGACAAGTCCTGGAATTTCGTGGCGGGGTGCTCAAAGGTGAGCGACGGCTGCAGGCACTGCTACGCCGCGACGCTCAGCGCGCGCTACGGCTGGACGCACAAGCCGTGGACCGTTCAGAACGAGGCCGAGAATGTTGTCCTCAAGCCGCACAAGCTCGCGGAGATTTACCGCGAGCGCAAGCCGGCGCGCATCTTCGTCAACAGCATGTCGGACATGTTCCACCGCGTCATCCCCGACTGGTTTCTGGCTGCGGCGTTCAACATCATGCTCGACAACCCGCAGCACACCTTCCAAATCCTCACCAAGCGGCCCGAGGCCGCGCAGGACTGGCACGAGCGCTACCAGGCCGCCGTGCTGTCCCCCGCCTACCAGCGCTTCATCAACGCGCAGCCGGACAACCGCATGATTGCGGCGCTGGCGCGCCGCCATGCCAGCCCGTGGGCGCGCCACATCTGGCTCGGCGCAAGCGTCGAGGATACGCGCGTCATCGGCCGCGTCGCCGCCCTGCGCGCGGTGCCGGCGAAGGTGCGCTTCATCAGCGCCGAGCCGCTGCTCGGTCCGTGGCCGGCATACACCGACCTGGACGGCATCCACTGGGTCATCGTCGGTGGCGAGAGCGGGACACATCTGAACTCCCCCGACAACCCGCGCTGGATGCGTCAGGAGTGGGCGCGGGGCGTGCGCGATCTGACCGTCGGCCAGGGCATCCCGTTTTTCTACAAGCAGGACTCCGGCCCGCGCGCCGGCGCGCGTCCGTACCTGATCGAGGAAGACGGCAGCCGCTGGGTCTGGCAGCAGTGGCCCGACAACCCCGCCCCGCCCTATCCGTGGGGACAGGTGCCGCCCAGGGAGGAGCCGCCGGCGCAAATCGCGCTGTTTTGACACGAATACGCCCCGTCCGTACAATGACGGCATGATGACGGATGAAACGCTCGCGTTGTGGGTGGTGTGGCTGGCGGTGACCGCCTTCGGGCTGATCGCCCTCTGGCGCGAGGAAAGGAATTTGAGGAGATGAAGCTGTACAGCACCCGTGAAGCCGCCGATGCGCTCGGCCTGACCATTGGCACGGTCAAACATCATGTCTACAAGTCCGGCCGGCTGCACCCGCAGCTGGTCGCCAATCAGTGGGTGTTCACCGAAGACGACCTGCGCGCCTTCAAAGCCTGGCAGCAGGAGCGCGCGGCCGTGGCCGCGCTGTCGCCCGAAGAAAAGAAGGCGCGCCACCGCGCCCAGCAGGCGGCCCACATGCGCCGGCGCGCCCGCGCGTCCAAATCGTAGTCCGGGCGTTTCACATAGAACAATCGTTCGGTGTTTTACTCTCAGTGTGCCGTGCTCACACCCTGGAGCAGCTCATGGACCTCACCGAGCGCGCAGCGCGCCTGGCGGCGCTCTCCCCCGCAGAACTGGACCTGATCGACCACCTAATCGCGGCGGCGACTGTCGGCGTCCATGATGATGCCGTCGATGACCTGGCGCACATGTTTGGGCAGCGCCTCGATGAGTTGCGCGCGCAGCAGGATGCCGGGCGAAGCCGACGTCAGCTTGCCGAGATCGTCGCGATATTCCGGGTACGCCAGCGCGATGAGTAAAAACACATTCGTGTGCGTCTTGCGCGCCATCTGCCCCAGCGTCGATACGCGCGGCGGCGCGGTGCGCGCGCTCGGCGACAGCATCCCGTTCACCGTCGCGTAACTGAGGCCCAGCCACTCCGCGAACTGCCGTCCGCTGTCGATGCTGCGCGCGCTCATCTCCGCGCGCATCCAGTCCGCCAACGTCGCGTGCTCCTCCAAAATCGCCATCGTCGCCTCCGCCCGTCAGGGCGCACCGCCTGGGTCTGACCACTGCCCATCAGCGTAACACGCATCCTGCGATTCGATAATATACGTTGTCGCATGACATGTCTGTCATATGACCATCACACTGGTCAGCGCCCGAGCCGCCTACACAGCACCAGTTTTGCACAATCCAGCGAAGGATACTTGACATTGGTTATACTCATCAGCTATAATGTGCGGTATCGAGTGACAAATTAATCTGTCACGTGACCAGGAGAACAGTCATGAGCGCGTACCCCGAGTGGATGCACAAGCTGGTGGAAGTGGACGAGGCCCGCAAGGCGGCCGAGGCCGCCGCGCAGGCGGAAGCCGACGCGCAGGCGGCGGCGATGCAGCGGCTGCTGGGCGAAAATCTGGTCGAGGTGCTCGCGTTCCTGCTGGACGTGGCCCTGCCCGCGCCGGAGACGAACGAGGTCGAGCTGGATGGCGTGAAGTTCGCCCTCGGCCCGCATGACGTGGAGCCGATTGTCCGCGACGAGGCGGGCAACATCACGAACTTCCATTTCACGCTCGTGGTGCGGGCCGGCGACGGCAACACTTTCCTCACGCAGGCGCGCGCGTTCCAGTTCGGCTCGCTGATCGGCGTCGACCTCGCGCCGCTGGCGGCGCACGTGCTCACGCTGGTGTCCATCCAGCGCGCGCTTGGCGCGCTGGATGGGCTGACCGTCGGCGATCTGCTCGACGACTGCGAAGCCGCCAACCCGGTCGTCGCCAACGCGGCCCACATCCTCGCCGCCGACTTCGAGCTGCACGGCCTCGCCGCGGCCAACACGATGCTGGGCGTGGCGCTCGATCACGGCGACCGTGTGCATGAAGCCGCCGTCGTGCGCGACTACCTGCTCAGCCTTCATTCCGCTGCCTAGTCCGTCCGGGGCGGCCTGCGCCGCCCCGCTCTACGCTTCGTTTTTTCAGACACGCACAGGAGAGTCCCGTGAACAGCATCGTCCCCGTTCCCTTCGATACCGAATCCAGCATCGCCAGCGTCAAGCTGCTGGCGGCCATCGTCCACGCACTGAAAGACGACGTGTTCCAGGACGGCGTCGATTACGGCGTCATCCCCGGCACGAACACCAAGCCGGTGCTGCTGCTGCCCGGCATGGAAAAGCTCATGCGCGCCCTGCGCCTGCGCCCGGAGTACATCGCCCGTCAGACCATCGTCGATTTTGACAAGCACCTGTTTTATTTCCAGTACGAGTGCCGGCTGGTCGAGATCGACTCCGGCCTCGCCGTCGCGTCTGCCATCGGCTCGGCCAATTCGCACGAGGCCAAGTGGCGCTGGCGTCAGGCGCAGCGCGTGTGCCCGTCCTGCGGCGTGGCCGCCATCATCGAGGGCAAGCCGGAGTATGGCGGCGGCTGGGTGTGCTTCAAGAAGAAGGACGGCTGCGGCGCGAAATTCAAGGCGGACGATACGCGCATCACCGAGCAGCAGGTCGGGCGCGTCGAAAATCCCGACATGGCCGACCAGCTCAACACCATCGACAAGATCGCGCAGAAGCGCGCGCTCGCCTCGGCCATCAAGGGCGCGGCGAATGTCAGCGAGATGTTCACGGTGGACCTCGACGACCAGATCGTCGTGACGAGGCCGCTGACCGCCGACCAGGGCAACCGGCTCAAGGCCAAGTGGGGCAAGAGCCACCAGCTTAGCGCCGACGACCTGCGCGCCGCCCTCGGCGGCCCCGCCTCCAGCTGGAAGGCCGGCTACGACGCCGCCGATGAGCGCATCGCCGCGTGGGTGCGCGACAACCGCCCCGCCGGCGAGCCGGATGTGGTGGACGCCGACTTCGCCGATGTCACCAGCGACGAGATGCCGCTGTGAGCGGGTTGCAGCAAATCGCGCGCATCAGCATCCAGGGGCGCGAGTACCCCGTGCTGGTGCGGCGCACGCGCTACGGCGTAGCGCTCAAGCTGGCAGGGGGGCCGCCGCGCGGCGGCCCCCTCCTGAACTCGGACAGCGAACACCTGGCCGAACATCCTGACAAAGCAGCCGCCCTCCTGCGCGGCGAAGTCGTGAAGTGTTAGGAGAAAACATGACCACCGAATTGTACTGGTTCTACTGGGAAACCGATGGCCGCCGCCAGCCCTACGCGCTGCGCGCCAAACCGGCCGTCTCCGATGTGCCGTACTGGGTCGAGCACGCCGACGATCCGCCCTTCGATATCGGCCGCTTTCGCCCGCTGTCCGATTCGCCGATGACCATGACCGAGGGCGACCAGCTGGGCATGAGCATGATCAAGGCCGCCGGCGGTCGCTGGTTCTGGCTGCAACCGCCGGCGGAGGCGCAGTCATGACAACAAAACGCGAGCCTTACGTGGTGGCGTACTTCGGAGAGTCGGGCCGTATTCGCACGAGGCGCATTATGGCGACCAGTTACGGCGAAATTTCGCGTCTGCTGGGCAAGTACGGGATTGACCACAAGCGTTGTTACGTGTCGCACATCCCCCGCGACACGACATACGCCCAGCAGCGCGAGAAAGTGAAACAGTGGCTACAACTGGAGTCCCAGTCATGACCGCCCCGATCGTGCTCGACCCGCTGTCGGAGGAGGCGCGCCGCTTCTTCGAGCGACGCACCGGCCCGCCCGTCTACCAGACCCGCATCGCCAAGACGGGGTGGCCCACCCGCTGCCCCGTCTGCGGCGGCCCGCTGCTGATGGAATTCACCGTCGATGACCAGGTGGGCCTGTCGCTCACCGTCGAGGACTGCGCGACCTGCGCCCACAAGGAGAACCCGTCATGACCGATTTCACCCGCATTGATGCTCTAAAACGCGACACCGCCGACACGCGCGACGCGCTGATCGACATCCTCACTGAGCTTCCCGTCGCGCCCCAACACACCGACCTCGCCTTTCACCTGCGCTATGCCCAGATCGCGCTGGATGATGCCGTCCGCGCGCTGGCCGACGCGCACCACGCGGCGCAGCGCGCCGCCCACGAGGCCGAATCACATGCCTGATCGCGCTTTTCTCGTCCGCCACGCCCTCGGGCAGCTGGCGATCAATGAGGTCTATCGCACCTCGGCCGGCGTCTGCGTCGTGCGCAGCGAAAACACCGTGTATTCCATCAGCGTGCGCCAGCAGCACTTCCGCAAATTCCGCACCGGGCGGCGCATCACCGACGAGTCGCTCTGGGAGCTGACCGCGCTCGTATTGCAGTGTGAAACGCTGCCCGAAATGGCAGAAAATATTGTCAGTTGATAAACTTAATTGTCAACTGGCCTTGATATGAAAGGGCGACTGTCGGCCAGCCCCGACAGTCGCCCCGGTTGTCGCAGTGGAAGGAGAGTCCACGTGCACCACACAGTATACCCCATCTGTCTATTTCAAAAACGCGTTTCTTTCGCGCAGGCACAGCCTGCGCCTGTCGGGTTCGGAGCACGCTCATGACGCAGGCCGCCCCGCGCGATCTGGCGCTGGAACGAGGTTTCTCGCCCGAGGTCGTGCGCGCCTTCTCGATTCAGAACAACGGCGCCGGCTGGAAGTGGCAAACGGGGCTGCTCGGCGGCGGGCAGGCCACACGCTGGAAGTCGTACTACTCGCGCCGCCCCGAGGGCGACCCGTCCTGGCGCAAATACAGCTGGATTGATTCCAAGCCCGCGGATGCCATTTTTCTCTACCCGCCCGGCCGGTCGCTCGCCGAGGCCGTCGCGCAGGGCGGCGGCCGGCTGTACCTGGCCGGCGGCGAACCCGCCGCCATGTCGCTCATGTCCGCCGGGCGCTGGAACAGCACCAGCCTGTTTGGCGACGGCCTCATCCCCGAAAATCTCGGCGAACTGCTGCGCGCGCTCGGCGTTAAAACGCTGCTCACCCTCGCCGACCGCGACCAGTCCGGCGTGGTCTGGGCCGGGCGCATCCGCGACCGACTCATCCCCTGCCTCGACATCGACTTCCGCCCGCTGGCGCTGCCCTACCCGCTGCTGGAAAAGCACGGGCAGGATGTCAACGACTTGTGGCTCGAAGTGCTCGATACCACGCCCGGCGACGAAGACCCCGCCGCGCGCTTTCTGGAGCGCATTGACGCGCTGGAGGACATGTACCTGCCCGAGCCGGAGCGCAAGACCGCGCCCGACATGGACTACGGCCTCGCGCCCCTCGATCTGCCCGTCGCGTTCCTGCAAGCCATCGAGGTCAAGCTCGACATCACCCACGGCTTCAAGCACACCGGCTGGACGAAAAAGCCCGTCCGCTGCCCCTTCCACGACGATCAGCACCCTTCCGCCAACTGGAATCGGCATCTGGGCATCCTGCATTGTTTTTCCGGTTGCGGCAAAACCTACCTGGCGAAAGAGGTGGGGACAGCCTTCGGCCTCAGCCTGAAAGACTTCCTGCCCACCGGCCCGCGTATCCCGCTCGTAGCCGCAGGTCCATTGCCCGCTCCCGCGCCCGTCGCCGTCCGCACGGTGGACATCCCCGACGATCTGCGCGCGCTCAAGCGCGGGCTGCGCCCGCCGCTGCCCGCCGCCGCCGCGCTCACCGACGCCGATCTGCGCCTCGCCGCCACCGGCCGCGGTTTTCTGGATGACTATGTCCAGTTCGCGCAGGCCGCCGCGCCGGCCGCGCCGGCGCTGTTTCACGAGGCGCTCGGCGTGTGGCTGCTGTCGGCCATCTCCACCCGCCGCGTGGCCCTGGACGCCGAGCACGCGCCGCTGTTTCCCAACCTCTACATCCTGCTGGTGGCGCGCACCACGCTCTATCGCAAGTCCACCGCCATGAACCAGGCCGAGCGCGTGCTGCGCCAGGCCGGCCTCGATTACCTGCTGCTGCCTACCGAATTCTCGACCGAGGCGATGTTCGACACCCTCGCCGGCATGCGCCACATCAACGAGGCCGATCTGCCGCGCGATGTGCAAATTCGCGAGGCCAAAGGCCGCTTTTTCGCAGCCCAGCGCTCGTTCCTGGTCGATGAGGCCAGCTCCATTTTCGCGCTCGCCAAGCGTGATTACGGCTCCGGCCTGCACGAGATGCTGCTGAAAGGCTATGACGCGCCCGTGAGCTGGTCGAAATCGCTCAAAACGCGCGGGCTGGTCGTCGTGCGCCGGCCCTGCCTCAGCTTCATGGGCGCGACCACGCCGATCATGATGAACCGCTATTTCGGCAACGAAGAGTCCGAGTCGGGCCTGGCGCCACGCTTCGTGTTCGTCACCCCCGATGCGCCGCCCATCCCGCCCGTCTGGCCGGACGCGATCCCCGTCCCGCAGGAACTCAGCGCCCGCCTCAAACAACTGCACTGGCTGCTGCCGTTCCAGGCGCGCGAGAAGCTCACCGACGAACAGCTGCTCGACCTCGATCCGCGCCTGCTCGACGCCCCGGCCATCCTGCGCGCGCGCTTCGCGCCCGAGGCGCGAAGGCGAATGGACGCCTACGTGCGCACCGTCGGCTTCGACCTCGCGATGAACGAAACCGACCAGACCGGCGCCGTCTACGGCCGCCTCGTCGTCACCGCCAAAAAAGTCGCGATGCTGCTGGCCATGGGGCAGATGACGGAGAAACCGAGCGAGCTGGTCATCTCCGAGGCCAACGCGCTGGCCGCCATCGTCATCTGCGAGCGCTGGCGCGAGTCGTATCACCGCCTCACCGGCGACGTGGCCCTTGCCGCCAGCTCCAAGCTCGACGAGAAGGTCATCGCCTTCCTCGCGGCAGCAGGCCGCGAGGGCGCGACCGGTCGTGACATCACCCGCGGGGCTGGCATCCGCGACCGACGCCAGCTCGACGACATCCTCACCCTGCTCGCTGAAGACGGAAAAATCGAGGCGTTCCCGCGTCCGCCCCGTGGCGAGCGCAGCCGCGTCACCCGTGCCTACCGCATCGTTGAAGACACGAAAGAGGTGTCCTCATGAGCCGCGCGCAGTGCGTCGCAGTGCGTCACAACCATTTTGCGACGCACTGTGACGCTCTGACGCTCTGTAGATCTCTTTATTTCTCTCTCTATATATCTCTGAGAGAAGAAAAGGAGCAGTGCGTCAGAGCGTCAGAGCGTCACAACCCCCTTTT